CTGGAGCGTGACGAACACGGTGACCGTGACAAGCGTGCGTACCCCCTGACGGTGTACGTGGACGATGCGGTTAAGCGTAAACTGTTTATTGCCCCGACGCTGAGTCAAATCCTGCCACCGGAGCAAAAAGAATCCCTGCTGGCCAAATACATCAAGGGAAACTTGGCTGAACGTAACGCCGAAAAGCACAAGCAGATGGTGGCCAAGAACAAAGGTGACGGCTTCCGCGCGACGTTGCACAAAAACAACCAGAACAACAAAAAGATTCTGAACAACGCCATCTCGGGGAACCACCGTTCTGAGCACAGTCACTTGTTTGACCAGAGCACCCACCCGATTCTGACGTCCTCCTGCCGTATTGCCAACGGTGTCGCTAACTCCCATAACGAACGGTTCCTGGGAGGTAACCGCCACTACTTCAATGTCAATGTGGTCATACACCACTTTACGTCGATACTCGAGCTCACAGACTGGCATCTGGTCCGTGCGGCGGTGGATGGGTTTAATCTGCACCAACCGAGTGTTGAAGAAGTCATGGCCATGGTGATGGAATCCGCTTCCCCGTACTGGAAGGTGCGTAACCGTCCAGGGATTCGTAACATCGAACGCTTTGTAGAAGGGATGGATGGCTACGAGCGTGCTGCGATGATGTACATGGGCGACCTGTATCACCTGCGCTTGTATAATGAAGAACTGGTGCGTCACTGGGTAGATGGCTTGTGTACCCGTGCGAAACCGGAAAACATTATCCCGGACCACGAAGCCTGGCTGGAGAAAGTCGACGGCGATATCATTAACCAGGTCAAGGTCATGTACCCGGACATTCTGGGACGCGAAGAGTTGGATGAACCGAAGCTGCGTGAGAACCCGCTGTTTGGTTTGGTCGGTACCAGTGCGTATGAGATTACCCGTACGCTGCATGAGTACCGCGCCATTATCAATGCGTTCTACGTGACCAAGAACATCCCGTTCCTGATTTCTGACTTCCCAACCAGTATCCGTAAAGTGGGCGTGGCTTCCGATACTGACTCTGCTATCTTTACCGTGCAGGATTGGGTGAAGTGGTATTCCGGTAACATGCGCATCAACCACGACAACATTATCGTGGCGGAGACGTTTGGGTTCCTGGTGAGTCAGACCACCACCCATAACCTGGCGACCATGGTGGGTAACATTGGCGTGACGAACAAGAAAGAGAAGTTCCGTCTGTCAATGAAGAACGAATACCTGTTCCCGGTGTTTGCCCTGACCAGCCGTGCCAAGCACTACTTTGCCAACATGGCGGTACAGGAAGGGGTGGTCTTCAAGGAGTACGACTTCGAGAAGAAAGGGGTAGAGCTGATTGCGTCGAACCTGGCACCGGCGATTCGTAAAGACCACGAAGCACTGCTGCACTACATCATCGACAGCGTAACCGAAGGGAAAGAGGTGTCACTCCATCAGGTGTTGCGTACCGTGGCCAAGTGGGAATACCGCATCCACGACAGCATCACCGGGGGCAAGACCGAATACCTGAAGTCTGCGCGTGTGAACGAAGAGGACTCGTATTCACAAGACCGCGAGAACACCAAATACATCAACTACCAGATGTGGCAGGACGTGTTTGGTCCGGTGTACGGTACCGTGGAACAACCGCCTTACTCGGCGTTGTCGTTCAGCATCATGCCGGACACCAAAAAGAAAACCGTAGAGTGGTTAGCCACGTGGGAAGACCGCGAGATGGCAGACCGCATGACGAAGTGGCTGGCCAGCCGTAACAAGACGTACGTGGGTGAGATGTTGTTACCGGAGAGTGTTATCCTGTCATTGGGTATTCCTAAGGAGATTCTCCCGGTCATCGACGTGCGCAAGATTATCGCGAAGGCCATGTCACCGTTCTACCTGGCGTTGGAAACGCTGGAGTTCTACTGCTTCGATAACAAACAGAGTAAGTTGGTCATGGACATGGTCACCCGTGAGGAAGCGTTTGGCGACGACATAGACGCCATCGACCCCGCACTGGAGGCCGATGACTACTATGATGACTAAGGCAGGTACGCGAAGATACGGGTGTTAACGAACTGTTCAACACCCCGACCGTCCACACCAGGGATGTTGTTGAGCCAGCCGGCGTTCAGCTGCTGGCGAAACGCTTTGCGTAAATAGATGGCGTTGTCCCCGTTGTCTTTGGACCCCGAC